TGCGATGCTTACAATGTAGGTATAAACATGGGCACAGCAGCAGGCCAAACAGTGATGTACCCGCATGTACATCTCATTCTTAGACGCACAGGCGACTGTGCGGATCCAGTGGGTGGGGTTCGCAACGTAATTCCAGGCAAAGGTAACTATCGAAAATATGACACAACCACTGCAACCTAACCTGCTGGGACTGGCAATGGCGCCAGCTGAAGCCATTGTACAGAGAGACAAAATCATGCTGGTTGAACACGCAGTGGCTCGAGCGGCATTGACACATGCCATGCAAGATGCCGATGTGCTGGAAAAATTTTGCTCTACCTATCGTGCTTGGATTGACAGCTCTAGATTGAACTCTTTTCAAGGACTAGACCAGTTTGGCACAGCGGCCTACAGCAGCGGTACCAGTGAAGCTTTTGACAAGTTTTACATGAAACATCACCATCGTAGGTTTAGGTGTTTTCAAGGGGAGTATCTTTATCATAGACTGACTTGGCAACGTAGTTTTGATTGGGCAGTGATGACCGATGGTGCAGACATTGCTGTCAACGATGCTGTGGTGGTCAGTGTACCTTTTGCTGACACTGGCAATGTGCCCAAAGAATTGACCACTGCATTTCTTGATCGTTGTGCAGAGCTTGGTGTGCCAGTGTTGATAGATTGTGCTTTTTTTGGCATCTGCGGCAATATCAAATTTGACTTTGGTCATTCTGCAATTACAGATGTTTGTTTTAGTCTTAGCAAAAGTTTTCCTGTGAATCTTTTACGTATTGGTATACGATTTACTCGAACAGACGACAGCGACAGCTTGCTGGTATACCATAAATCTCAATATGTCAATCGGCTAGGAGCAGCCGTGGGCTTGGCTTTATTGGCCACACAGTCACCGGATCATGAATTCGAACAATGGCGGGCAAGACAACTTGAGTTTTGCCAACAGATGCAATTAGAACCCAGCAACACAGTGATCTTTGGTATTGACTGTGACCATCGCTACGACCAATACAATCGCGGCAGCGTAGATACCAACCGTATCTGTTTTAGCCGATACTTTGAATCTGGAGTTTTGCCCAATGTTGGTCAATGAACCAGTATGGGTACCAGCTGGTCACCGTAATTGGGCCAGTGTAAGTCTAACTTCTGAGCGTTTTGCTATTCAAGTGCAGCAAACGGCTCAACATGATTTTGATTTTGAAACAGCATGCAATTTCACTGCTCAAAAGTTAGCAGAGGATTTTGACGGTTATCCGCTTTATTTGGGACTCAGTGGCGGCCTAGACAGTGAGCTAGTGGCCAATGTCATGCTGCGCAACGGCATAAAATTTATACCATTTGTGTTAGATATATCAGGTGTCAATGATCTTGAAGTATGGCACGCCTATCATTGGTGTTGGCGAAACAAAGTTACTCCGGTGATATACAAAATGACTGTGCCAGAATTTGAAACAAATTTTTTGCCAAATCTGCGTCGCTTGCGTGATACTCACCAAGCAGGGCTGGTAATGATATTATGGATGGCCGATTACATTGCTGCATTGGGAGGAAAACTTATCACCGCAGTGGCTGAATTGAATTTAGACTTAGACCGTGAAATTTTTTACAGCAACACAGTGGATTATGTGCTGAATCTGTTTGATGGCGGTCGACATCCCACTGGATTTTTTTCCTACACGCCCGAATTGGTATTGAGTTACGTCAAACAGTTTGACACCACTGTCAATGAACAATACAATAAGATAAAGTTCTACGGCGTGGGGCCTCGACCTAAATACAATTGGACGTCTGAGTTTGGCTTGGTATCTCGACGCAGTGGGGCACTGATTTCTGCATGGTTAAAGAAAACAGCCAACAGTCAGAGACACAATTGGGGCAGTCAACAAGCAGTGATAGACCAGTTGACTCAAACTAAGTAAATGTTCACAACAGCGGCCTGTCCGGCATCATCCCGCTATACAAACTCTGCTGCCTATGCTATAATACATAGGAGGACAATATGGCAAATTCAAATCAACCGCGCAGTTACAAATATACCAGCACCAAAGAGTATCACGATGCTTTTCCCTGTGCATACCGTCAATGGCGAGCTGACTCACACTGTAACTTGATTCACGGTTATTCATTCTCAATGAAGTTCTACTTTGGCACAGACCATTTGGATGTGCGTAACTGGGCCGCTGATTATGGTGGTCTCAAAGAACTCAAACGAACACTGGAAGATCAGTTTGATCATACCTTGCTGGTAGCACAGGATGATCCCGAACTGGAAACTTTTAAATTGTTACAAGAAAAGCACATGGCCAAACTCACCATTTTGCCTAGGTTGGGCTGCGAGGGCTTGGCAGACATGCTATACAAATATGTGAACGGTGTGTACATTCCTGACATGTGGGGTCCAGGAGAAGCTCAACGTCTGTGGTGTTATCGTGTAGAAGTGCGCGAAACACAGGCCAATATGGCATTCCGTGAAGGACATCGCGAGTGGAACGAAGATTTATTTGCTTAAAAGGTTACTATGACACAAAATCCCGAATTTGACATTGCCATACTGTTGCCCACACGTGGCCGAGCCGAGATGCTAGAACGCAGCATTCACAGCTTGTTTAATCTGGCCAAGAATCCACACCAGATTCAGCTGATGTTGGCATTTGACAATGACGACGAAGTTGGTACTCAACACTTTGCAGATGTTATTCAACCCTGGCTCGATGATCACATGATCAACTACACAGCCATGAGTTTTGAACCCATGGGCTATATCAGGCTCAATGAATATGTAAATGAGTTGGCCCGCAATGCTGATGCCAACTGGCTGGTTTTTTGGAATGACGATGCTGTGATGCAAACACAGGATTGGGACACAGAAATCATGAAGTGGCAAGGTCAGTTCAAGCTGTTGGCTTTTTTGACTCATAATCTGCATCCTTATTCAATCTTTCCCATTGTACCACGCAAGTGGTTAGACTTGCTGGGCTATCTCAGTCCGCATCAGATTTCAGATGCATGGCTCAGTCAACAGGCCTACATGCTGGACATCCTAGAACGCATTCCGGTAGATGTGCTGCACGATCGGCATGATCTTACTGGCAACAACAAGGATGACACTTTTTTAAATCGTCCCATGTTGGAAGGCAACCCCATGAATCCTTTGGATTTTCACAGTTTGAATCAAACAAGCATCAGGCAGCAAGACTGTGCAAAAATATCAGAGTATCTGGAAAAGCAGTGCGGACTTGACATGAAGTTTTTCAAAGATATTTTTACTGGTAAGCAGGATCCTTGGGAAAAGCTCAAAGCCAATGACGTAAACCGACAAATGGTACAGTTCAAACATCCTATATTCAACAAATAAAAATGTCGCATCTTAATCTTGAAGACAAAATTCGTCGTTATTGGAATACTCAGCCTTGTAATATCAAACACGGTCAAAGTGACATTGGTTCTCAAGAATTTTTCCGAGAAGTCAGTGAGCGCCGATACCGCGTAGAACCGCACATTGCTGAATTTGCTGGCTTCCATCTCTGGGCCGGTCGGCGTGTGTTGGAAATCGGCTGTGGCATTGGCACCGACGCCGAAGAGTTTGCCAAGGCTGGTGCAGAGTATGTGGGCATTGATCTCAGCGAACAAAGCGTGGCCCTGTGCCGCCAACGATTTGATGTGTTAGAACTGGAAGGCGAATTTCATGTCAAAGACGCCAGTCGCAGTTTCGTTGATCTTGGTCAATTTGATTTGGTCTACAGCTATGGTGTGATCCATCACTTTCCGGGCATTGAATCAATCATTGCCAATGTACAGGAAGTGTTGGTACCCGGCGGCGAGTTCAGATTTATGGTCTATGCCAAAAATTCTTGGAAGTATGCCATGATACAGAAAGGCTTAGATCAATTTGAAGCTCAGGCCGGCTGTCCCTATGCACAGGCCTATTCCAAAGATGAAATACACCGGCTGCTGGAGTCAGGTTGGCACATTGAACGGTTGCGTCAAGACCACTGTTTCATGTACAATGTAGATGCGTACAAACAAGGCAGATATGAACTGGAACCTTGGTTTGAGGCCATGTCTGAATCCCACAGACAAGCTGTGAGGGAATATCTGGGCTGGCATCTTTTGGTCAAAGCAAAGAAAACATGAAACTCAAAGTCAGTGAAATATTTTATTCTGCACAAGGCGAAGGCCGCTTTGTGGGTGTGCCATCGGTATTCCTGCGTACTTTTGGCTGCAACTTTACATGCTCAGGCTTTGGTTGCAAGCCTGGGGACAAATCACCAGAAGCAGACGAAGTGGCAAAAAGTGTGCATCTATACAAAACATTTGAAGAACTGCCTTTGGTCACAACTGGCTGTGATTCATATGCTAGCTGGCATCCAGCTTTCAAAGATCTCAGTCCCACACTGACCACCGATGAAGTGGTTGGCCGTATGTTGGCATTGACTCCCAACCAGCATTGGATTCAGCGCAACGGCAACGATGTACATCTTGTGATCACTGGTGGCGAGCCGTTGCTGGGCTGGCAACGAACATATGAAGAATTGCTCAGTCACGACAGTATGGCAGACTTGCAAAATCTCACATTTGAAACCAATGGCACCCAAGCTCTACAACCCAACTTCCGACAGTTTTTGTTAAACTGGACCCTGAACAGTACCAAGAATCAACTGGGTCATGCTCGCACTGCCAACAACTTGACATTCTCAGTCAGTGCCAAGCTGAGTGCGTCAGGCGAGAGTTGGTCAGACGCTATCTGCCCAGACATTGTGCGTGAGTACCAAGAAGTTGGCACTGTGTATCTAAAGTTTGTGGTCGAAACACCCGAACACTTTGCCGAAGTAGATCGTGCTGTTGCAGAGTTTAGAGCTGGCGGATTCCGCGGGGCGGTATACGTAATGCCACAGGGCGGAGTGGTCACACCATACGAACAAAATCGTGTGCGAGTGGCAGACTGGGCAGTGAGCCAAGGTTACTACTACAGTCCCAGGCTGCATGTGGATCTGTGGGGCAATGGATGGGGCAAATGACGCCAGACGTTATGTTAGGAGTATTGGATATGTTTGATTGGTTTAAGAAAAAACCCAAGAAGGCAGCAAAGCGAGAGCTTCCGGAACCCAAAGAAACTCAGCCCATGCCCAAAGTTGAGCCGCTGGCCAAATCTGAAAAAGAGCTGGCCACTGAACGCGGCGAGCCTTATGTTGCAGTGCTGAAAATGGACGTGGATCCCAACAACCTGCATCAAGGTGCGTTTGAACTAGACTGGAACGAAATCTTTGTGGCTCGACTGGTCAAAGCCGGTTATATGATCAAGCGTGATGACACTGACGCAGAAATTGTAGATCGCTGGTTTCAAAACATCTGCAGGCATGTAGTGATGGAAACATGGGAGCAGGAACAGGCTATCAAAAAGTCTGGCATCTATGTGCAAAGTCGTGACATAGGCGACGGCAGGACTGAAATATCATGATATTCAATCACATCAAACAACTCAAAGCCGAAGGTAAGAAAATTGGCATCACTTTCTCAACCTTTGACATGCTTCATGCGGGGCACATTGCCATGCTGTCTGAGGCCAAGAATCACTGTGACTACCTGATCTGCGGACTGCAAACAGACCCAACTATTGATAGGCCTGACACTAAAAATCGCCCTGTACAAAGTATTGTCGAGCGACAGATACAGTTGGCCGCATGCCGTTATGTTGACGAGGTTGTTGTGTATCAGACAGAACAAGATCTTGTTGACCTTCTGTTAATCCTTCCAGTGGACGTTAGAATTCTAGGTGTTGAGTATCAAGACAAAGATTTTTCTGGTCGCGAAGAATGTTACATGCGCAATATTGAAATTGTTTTCAACGGCCGAGATCACTCATTCTCATCCAGCAGTCTTCGCAAGCGTGTGGTAGCTGCCGAAACTGAAAAAGTGCTGCTGCAAAAATGATTGTTTACGCCAATGGTTGCAGTCACACCGCTGCTGCCGAAGCAGTGGTTTCTGATTGCTTTGCTGTGGACAATGGCCGACATGGTATAGACCGCAGACCACATCCGGCGAACCTGGCCGCCAGCTGGTGCACTCTGGTTGCTCGTGCACTGGGAGCTGAATTGGCGTGTGACGCAGAGTCAGGGGGCAGCAATGCCAGAATTCTACGTACTACCCGAGCCTGGATTGATCAAAATCGTGATCGGTTAGATCAAACTGTGATGATATTGCAGTGGACCACATGGGAACGTGAAGAATGGCTGCACAAAAACACATGGTATCAGGTCAATGCGTCTGGCACAGATTGGTTGCCCGGCGAGCTACAACACCGCTATAGACAGTACATCATTGACGTAGACTGGACTCGATGTACTAGTGCAGCACACCAAGAAATTTGGCAACTGCACCAAGAATTGGTTGCCCAGAAAGTTCAGCACCTTTTTTTCAGCGGCCACAGCACCTTCAGTGATATTGGTCCAGATCAGCAGCAGGATTGGCAAAATTGTTATATGTATCCGTACGATCGAGACCAAAGTTACCACAATTGGTTAGTGAAAAATGGAGGACACTACGCCAATGCCAGCAGCTACCATTTTGATGCCGCAAGTCATAGACTTTGGGCTGATTATGTGTTACAATACATCAATCGTAACCAAATTCTAGCCTCTGCACATGAAATATCTGCTGATTGACACTGCCAACATGTTTTTTCGCGCTCGGCATTCGGCGCACCGAGCCAGCGATACCTGGACCAAATTGGGCTTTGCTCTGCATCTTACCATGATGAGTGCCAACAAAGTGGCTCGACGCTTTGGTGTGGATCACGTGGTGTTTGCACTGGAAGGTCGCAGCTGGCGCAAAGATCTCTACAAGCCCTACAAGGCCAATCGTGCTGTGGCTCGTGGTGCAATGAGTGAACAAGAAGCCGAAGAGGACAAACTGTTTTGGGAAACCTATGATGAGTTGACTAAATACTTGTCACAACGAACAAATTGCAGTGTGATCCGTTGCGCCACAGCCGAAGCGGACGATGTCATAGCCCGCTGGATCGCACTACACCCCCAAGATGAACATATCATTGTCAGCAGTGACTCAGACTTTGTGCAATTGGTTGCGCCCAACGTGCAACTGTACAATGGCATAAACGATCACCTGTTCAGTGTTGATGGTGTAACCGATGCCAAAGGCAACCAATTGAGTTTTTCGATCGAAAGCAATTCCAAAATCAAAGTTGGCAAGGCCGACAAAAACTTTGTGACTCCGTCTGACTATCAGAAGTGGGTGCTGTTTTTGAAATGCATGCGTGGCGATCCTGGCGACAATGTGTTTTCGGCCTACCCAGGAGTGCGTGTAAAAGGTACCAAAAATCAAGTTGGCCTAACCGAAGCCTTTGAGGACCGCGACAAAAAAGGCTATGCTTGGAACAATCTCATGCTACAACGCTGGGTTGATCCTGACAGTGTGGAACACAAGGTACTAGAAGATTACGAACGCAACTGCTCGCTGATTGATCTCACTGCACAGCCACAGGCTGTCAAAGACACAGTGGACGCTGTGATCCGCGAACAAATCAGCAGCAAAGACACAGGCATGGTAGGCGCACACTTCCTCAAATTCTGTGGCAAGTACGAACTTACCAAACTCAGCGACCAAGCCGAAACAGTGGGTCGCTGGCTGAATCAAACATATCAAGGAGTGTTAAAATGATTGTAGCAAAACCAGTGATTGACAATCAATACTGGATTCTCAAACAAGACGATCAAAAAATTGGCAACATACAGGCCAGTGCAGATGGATATGTGGTAAAAATTCAAAATCAGGTGTCTAGCTACAAAACCATACCCATGGTTCGTCGCAACACCAACATTGAATTTGAACCAGCTGAGAAAGTCAGTCGTCCCCGACCCAACCAAGTACACGGATATTCCACAGGCTGTCGCACACACAACGGCATGTGGAATGTGCAGATGAAACTGCCACTGTTTACCAAAACTGCCAAATCCAAATCGTGGTTTGCAGCTGGTTGGTACTGTGTCAAACAACATCGAGCATGGAAAGTTGTGCACAATCCCAAACTGATTGTGCTGGAACGTTATTCCTATCAAGGACCATTTTATACTGAGGAGCAAGCACGTGGCCAATCCGTTTCGTGATCAAGAAAAATTCATGCGAGCCTGTGATCAAAGTGTCACAGGCAATCAAGCACAATGGGATATGTATTGCAATCTCATCCAAGAAGAATTTACCGAATTACAAGAAGCCGAGGATGACGAACAGGCACTGGATGCGTTGATTGACATTCTTGTGGTCACCATTGGAGCCATCCACTCCATGGGCGCAGATGCCGAGGGTGCTTGGAAAGAAGTCATGCGCACCAACTTTGCCAAAATTGACAAGGACACTGGCAAGGTTCGCAAGCGTGAGGATGGCAAGGTATTGAAGCCAGTGGGCTGGACACCGCCTGATCTCAAACCATTTTTAAAAAAATCTAGTTCGTTTAACAAATTCTCATGAGTCTACACATACATCGATTCATTGATTCAATCAAGGCTGCGGAAAGTCGCGGCAGTCGCGATGTGATATTGACCCTGCGCGAAGCCAAGGATTTGCACAGCGACATTACCAAACTATTGATAACCTTGGAGCAATTGAGATCTATGCCTGACTCACAGTCACAGGTGGTCGAGGTACAATTGGCAGGGGGCAGTTTCAAAACTACATAGTTTTTGGGATAAATAAACACGGAGTTTATAGATGTCCAGACCCAAGCCAAAAGTGCTGATTGAGCACACTGACAAGCAAACATACAAAACTGAGCAAGTGTTGGCCTCAGAAGGTGTATGGGCAGTGTTCTACGACTCCAAACCTATCAATCTCAAAACGTCCAACATGCTGACCCAGTATCCAGGACCCAAGTACAAAAAAGTCAGCTTCTCCAACCCAGGCCATGCCAAAAATTTGGCCAAGAAATTAAATTCACAGTTCAAGACAGACCGATTCACAGTGGTATTGTTGACTCAAGGGGCACAAGTGTACCCTCATGCTCAATAAATCACAAATCACTCAACGTGTTCTAGAACTGCTGCCTCCTGAAAATTGCATTGACTTTGACCACGCCTGCCACAGTTGGTGGATGGATTTTAGACCACAAGGTGGCATGCGTTTGACACAAGCAGGATTCGATGTGTTGACCACAGTTGGTGAATTTGAAACACATTGTTTTGCTATCCCTCCAGCTGTGCCTGGTCTGCACTTGATCACATTGAATCGAAAACTTGATTGCCCTTACTTTATCAAGCTAGGCAAAAAACCACAGCTCTGTGTGTTTGGCAGCAAACAGGCCATGATGTTGGCCATGTACGGCGATCTGGAAAAGTGGTTGAAGTTTTTAAATCGCACTTAGTTTTTTAGCCAACTGCTCAACGTCTCGAATGTATCGTTGTTGGGTGCCAGTTACAAATTCATCAAGCAAAAAACTTCTTTGTTTTTGCAGTCGCTCTTGGTATGGCGCAAGGTTGATTTTTCCCAGTATGAGATCTTGATTTTTTAGTATGGCCTGTTCAACTCGAATGTCATTGGGCATGCTATCATAGCTGGTGTCAACTAGGTCATCAAACATGTCAAACCCAAGTTCTCTACAATCTTGCACAATACCTTGATGACC